CCTTTAACTCAGGTAGAAGAAAAAGAATTAACTAAAAGTTTAGATAGTGAATTAGAAGATAGTATCTTTAATCAATTTAAAGATGCACAAAAAACTTCAAAAAATAAATTAGAATTTGATAAGAAGTTAGAAAAGTTAGATTTAAGTTTAAATTTTAATATTAGACAATTTCTTAATTTAGATAAAGAGGGATTGCTAAGTATAGATGCTTTTAATAAAGCGTATAAAAATCTAATTAAAAAGAAAAAAATAGTTTTATCTGATGATTACGTTAAAGCAACTGCAAGAAAACTTTATGAAAATAATGCAGGTAAACTAGAGATAGATATAAAGAAACTTGATAACATGGTTGAGAAAGCACCATATCAAGTTGTAGCATTAAATAGTTATATTGAAACTTTAGCTAATGGAATGAAAAGAATGTCTAGAATTTCTAGACGTGAACCTTTAGCAAGAAAATTATTAGTTAAATCACTTCTTCCTAAATGGAAGTTAGTAATGGAAACTAAAAATTCACTTCTAGGAAGTTTTGGAAGAACTCTTAGACTTGCAGGTACATCAACTGGCAAACCAATAATTAAAGATTTAGATGCGGTTATAAAAGAATTTGATGAATATGGTGGAGATATAAAAACTTTAGTTAAACAAATTGGTAGAGCAGGAGATACTGATGTTACCAATGTTTTAAATTATGCTTTTGCAAATAAAAGTTGGGATATAGCAAACGAAGTATGGATTAATGCACTTTTATCTAATCCTAAAACTCACATTATTAATACAACATCTAACTTAGTTAATATTTTTATTAGACCATTAGAAAAAATGATGGGTAGTCGTATGGCTACTTCATTACTTGAAAATCCTGCAAAGGTCGCAAAGTTAAGACTAGAAGCAGGAAAAGCATTTTCTTCTTATGCAGGAATGAGACGATATGCAATAGAAGCATTAAAGTATGCAGGTAGGTCATTAAGAAAAGAAGACACTATTATTAGTAGAAGAAGCAAAATTGATATGCCTGAAAAGGCAATCCAAAAGACTAAATTAGTTAAAAATAAAAAGACTGGTTTAGAAGAAGAAGTTTTAGACTGGGATAGTGCTTCAGGTATTGCAGTAAATGCTTTAGGTAAATTTATAAGAATACCTACTAGATTTTTAGGAGCAGAAGACGAGTTCTTTAGACAAATTGTTTATAGAATGGAATTAGAAAAAGACATTCTAGCTAAAGCAATTAGAAATAAACTAAGTAAAACTAAAGTTGTTGGTAAATTAGAAAATGGAAAACCTATAACTGAGTTTGACCAATTTGTTAGAGAAGAATTTGAAAAAGGTTTTGATGAATTTGGTAGAGGTACTCATGCTAAGTCAATGAGAAAAGCTGAAGAAGGTACTTACACACAAGAATTAAATAGTGTCTTTAAAAGATTTCAAAATATGGCGAATGATTATCCAATTATAAAACAAATCATTCCTTTTGTTAGAACACCAGTAAACTTGATGCTTAATGTAGTTGATAGAACTCCATTAGGTTTTATTAGAAAGAATTTTAGAGAAGACTTCTTTGGAAGAAATGGTGCTGAAAGAATGGCACAAGCAAGAGGTGGTTTAGCTACAGGTTATATATTAATGACATTAGCTTCAATCATGCACAGAGAGGGTATGATTACAGGAAGTCAAGGTCAGATAGTAGGAGAGAGAGCTACTAAATCAAGAGATTTAAAAGATTTAAGAAAACAAACAGGAGTATTACCTTATGCTTTTAGATATTGGGACGAAGAAGCAGGTACATATAAATATAGACAGTTTGGAAGATTTGACCCATTCGGTGCTTTCTTCGGAATAGTTGCAGACTTTCACGATATATATGACCAATTATCTGAAAAAGAACTTCAAAGAGTAGGTTCAGATTTACTTATCTTAATGGCAAGACAAGGTGGAGACGCAGGAGAATTTATTAGTCCTGCATCTAAAATAATTAATGCAGGTAGAGCAAGTGTTGCGGCAATGCAAAGAAACTTAATTAGCAAAACTTATTTAAAAGGTTTAGCTGACTTTATGGAAGTTTTAACTGATGACAGTTCATCAAATGAAAAATGGGATTACTATTGGAGAAATAAATTAGGTTCGTTTGTTCCAAATGTTTATACTAAATTTGTAAATGACCCATTCTATAGAGATGTTAGAACTATAGTTGATGTTGCTAAGAAAAGAGGAGTTGCTTCAGGAGAAGTTGAACACAAATACGATTTCAGAGGAAATGCTTTAAGGTATCAAGGAAGCGAAACAAAAAGATTAATAGATGGATTATTTAATCCTTTTGGTTCTACAACAAAAATTAATGACCCAGTAGCAGAAGAAGTTTTAAGATTAGGTCTTAATATGCCTAAGATGAAAAGAGAATTAAATGGAGATATTGATTTAAGTCTCTTTGTTACAGATGAGGGTCAAACTGCTTACAACAAGCAGATGCAACATTTAAGAAATGTTAGAATTAATGGTAAATCGTTAGACCAAGCATTAAGAGAAGCAATTAATTCTAATGAATATAAAATGGGTTCTGACCCATATCAAACTGACGAAAATGTTAGTGATACTGGTTCTAGAGTAAAAATATTAAGAAGAATTATTAGAAGTTATCATAATGTTGCTGAACAACAAATAATTAAAGATAGGAAGAAATTTAAAAGTACAAAAGATGATACTGGAAACTTTACTTTAGACAATTCTATTGAAGCATACAATAACAACAAAACCAAAATTAACATGGGAGTACAAATACAAAATTCTGATTTCGAAGCACTATATCAATTTTCAAAATAAAATATGGCTTATTTAGCTAGGGTTTCCTATACTGGAAATGGAAGTACAGCAGATTATGCTTTACCATTTACGTATATAGCATCTTCACATATTTACGCTTGGTTGGATAATGTTGCTACAACAGCGTTTACAATTTCAGGAAGCACATTAACCTTTACTACTGCTCCTAGCAATAGTGTGGCAATTTTAATTAAAAGAGTAACACCAACAGATGCAAGATTAGTTGATTTTACAGATGGTTCAGTTTTAACAGAAAGTGATTTAGACCAGTCGGCAGACCAAAACTTTTATATAGCACAAGAAAGTTCTGATACTGCACAAACTCATTTAGCTTTAAATAATTCTTCCTTATGGGACGCAGACAGTAAAAGAATTATAAATGTTGCTACTCCAACATCAGGAACAGACGCAGCAAATAAAACTTACATTGATACGCAAACAACTTCGGCAGCTACGAGTGCGACTGCAGCAGCAACTTCGGCAACTGCAGCAGCAACTTCGGCAACTGCAGCAGCAACTGCTGAAACAAATGCTGAAACTGCTGAAACCAATGCAGAAACAGCAGAAACAAATGCTGAAACAGCAGAAACCAATGCGGAAACTGCTGAAACTAATGCAACAACACAAGCGAGTAATGCATCAACTTCAGCAACTTCGGCAGCTACTTCTGCAACAACAGCAACAACACAGGCAAGTGCAGCTTCCACATCTGCAACTGCAGCAGCAGGTTCGGCAACAACTGCAACAACACAAGCGAGTAACGCATCAACTTCAGCAACTAATGCAGCTACTTCTGCAACTTCAGCAGCGACAAGTGCTACTGCAGCAGCAGCATCTTTAGATAGCTTTGATGATGTTTATCTTGGAGCAAAAGGTTCTGCTCCAACTCTTGATAATGATGGTGATGCTTTAACGCAAGGCGACCTTTATTATAATACTTCTGGCAATACTTTGAATTATTACACAGGTTCGACTTGGGTTGTTGTTACATCAGGCGGAATTACAAGTGTTGCAGCAGATTCTACACCAGAATTAGGTGGAGATTTAGGTTTAAATGGAAACAATATAGATTTTCCAACAACAGCAAATATTTCAGACTGTCTTGATGAAGATACAATGTCTTCAGATAGTGCAACGAAATTAGCAACACAACAATCAATTAAGGCTTATGTTGATTCAAAATCACATTTAAGTTTGATTGATGAAGATGATATGTCCACTGACAGTGCCACAAGACCACCATCACAACAATCGGTTAAGGCTTATGTTGATGATGCTGGTGGAGGCACATCATGGCAATCCGTAGAAACAGGAGCCACATTTACAGCTGTTGCTGGGAATGGTTATCCTGTCAATACGACTGCACAAGCTTGTACAGTTACACTACCAGCTGGTTCAGTTGGAGATGAAGTTGTATTAGTGGATTATGCTGGAACTTGGGATACGAATAATGTCACTCTTACAGCAGATGGTTCAGAAAAAATAAAAGGTTCAACAGACGATGTAATATTAGACGTTGAACGACAAGGAATTAAAATAGTTTATGTAGATGCTACACAAGGTTGGGTAGCGGCTACAGGAGTTAATGATGACACCGCTCCAGCAATAAATCCACCTTCATATGAGATAGAATTTTTAGTTGTCGCTGGTGGCGGTGGTGGTGGTGCACCTAGTTATACTGCTGGTGGTGGTGCTGGAGGCTATATAGAATCAACTCAAACCGTTCAGTCTGGTTTTGCCATTACTATCGCTGTTGGCGATGGCGGAACTGGAGGCACTACTGCACCAACTTACCCAACTAATGGAGGAGATTCTTCAATATCAGGTTCAGGACTAACAGATAAAACTGCTATTGGCGGTGGTGCTGGAGGAAACATAGACGCATCTACAAAAGATGGAGCAGATGGAGGTTCAGGTGGTGGAGCTAGATGGGGTGGCACAGGTGGCTCTGGAACTGCTGGTCAAGGATATGATGGTGGTGATGGCTCATCTAGTGGAGGTAACTCTGGTAGTGGTGGAGGCGGTGGCTCTTCCGAAGTTGGAGCCGCTGGTACAACTACTACTGGAGGCGATGGTGGTGATGGAACTGCAAACGATATAACAGGTTCTTCCGTAACCTACGCTGGTGGCGGAGCAGGCGGTACTTATAATGGTGGAACTGAAGGTTCAGGCGGAACTGGAGGCGGTGGTGACGCTGGAGCCGCTGGAGGTAGTAATAATGGAGATGATGGAACTGACGGTCTTGGAGGAGGAGGCGGTGGCGCTTCTTATCAAACTGCACCAGGTGGAGATGGGGGAGACGGAGGTTCAGGCATTG